ACATTTTATAAACTGCATAGGACTGTTCTTCTGTTAAACCTTCCCAACGTTCATATTTATCATTTATCCGAGCTTCGACATACCACATATTATAACTTTCCTTCTTTTAGCAACCCATCAATTTTTTCTTCAATTCGATCAAGTTGATGCATTAAAATATCTAACTGCTCTTTCATTGTCAACTCTTTTTGACCATTTACAAGCGACTTTAATTCTACAGGAGCAACATCGTTATCGAAATTAATCTCATCGATTTCTTTACTTGACCACCACATCTTAGATAATCCCCAATGGATCAATCATGATTAGAAGAAGCCCCATAGCTATACCCCAAAAGATCATATTTTTAATACTCATTATGCATACTCCTTATACTCTACCACCTTGGCAATATCTTTAATAAGTTGTTTACCATACTGAGTAAACAAAATCCCTTGCTCCCACACAAAATGCTCAACATCTTGAATATGGTAAAAAGTTTCACGACCTGTAATCCAACGAAGAGCATCCCAGTAATCTGCAGCACCATAAGTCTGTGCTTGGTGAATACGTTCTTTGAACTCTTCAACCTTCATCGCTTCAATCTTCTTTTCGTTTTCGCTATTCTCTTCAAGCTGATCACAAAGAGTATCCCACATCTCTTGCTTTTGATCAGCGTTCATTGCATTCCAATCATCTAGCTTCCAGCCACGAGGACGATACCCATAAACGTCTTTATGCAAGTCTGAGAATAGATCGTCTGAATAAGTATAAGCCATTAGTAAGTCTCCATTTCATTTAGATCAGGTTGTGTCCAGCCACGTGCTTTTGCAAAAGCATCGGCATTATCTATGTACTCATATTCAGCACGTAATTTTGCAACAACCCATGATTCAAATTCTTGTTCAATCATAGTCGATTGCTCACCTTGAACAGGCTGAGCATTAATACGATTTACTTCTTCACCAATTTCTTGTAACATTACGCTACCTCCTTAAAACCAAAACTAGCAACAACATGACGGTTACCATCTTCGTCTTCGATAAGATCACCAACAGAAATAGAATGCATACGATTCAAACGAGTAATATTAGTCTCTGGACCAATGTTACCGATTTCAAATACTTGATCTAGATCATTAGCTTCGATAATAGCTACACCAGTGTAAAGACCTTCATGCAATGCTCTCTCTGCGAGACCCACTGTTTTTTCACCTCTAAAATCCATGCTCATACCTGATTTAACATCACGCTTTGCATTAGACACACCTGCATTGATAGCATCAATGTCTGAATCTGTATAGCTGATTTGATACACTGTATATTTCATAATGATTCTTTCTCTGTCGTTACTCTTATAATATAATGCATGATTCGGGCAATGTCAAGGGCTATTACCAAATAACTTCTTCGGTAACAATCATACGACGACCTAAGTTTTGCTTAATGCAGTTCTCAGTGTAAGTTTTTACTGCACCATCATCATACATGACAGTGATAAGAGTTTCACCATCGCTATCATCGTGAATAGAAGTGATTTCACCTTTTGCAACATAACCAACATACTGACGAATTACACCCATACCGATTTCAAACATATTCATTAAAAGTTCTCCTTAAGCAAACATAGGTTTCATTGATTCGAATACTTTGTTATAAGCATTACACTCAGCACCGTAATACTCGAAGAAATCATCATCGTCTTCAAAAGCGACAACTTGAATTTCGCCGTTGAAGAAAGCGTTTTGACTTGCGATATATTGATCCCAAGCATCGTCCATGCCGTTCATACCGGCTAATGCATCACCAAGACCATATGACTTGATTGTGTTCCATGCATCTTGAAACGAAACTTCTTCTTTATAAAAACTAGGAATGTTAAACATATGAATCACTTTCTCTGTTGTTACTCTTATAATATAGTATATGATTCGGGTAATGTCAATAGAAAAAAGGGCCCGAAAGCCCTTTTTTTTAATTATTTCTGTATACTTGTTCTACAAAGGAGTATGGCGCACCACTCAATTTTTGAGCAATAAACAACATACGTCCTTCGTCAACACTATCGACTCCGCTTTCTAAAAGACTAGCTTCTCGTAAAGCATCTCTAATTAATTCACCTACGCTTTTGTTTTCCAAGACATGATTCCCTTACATGATTAACTGCACTTTCAACTCTACTAGGGTATTCACCCAAAAATGTTCCTGCTTTTAAATCGTCCTCTGTGATTAACTCCTTATGATGGTGTTCTATCTTATCCCATGCTGCTAACATTTTACGACCTAGTTTATCAAAAACGCCATCGCTTAATACAGGATTGTCCTGATTGTAGTAAGCAAATGATGCTATCAAATACCATGGTACAGTCATATTAATGTTATCATCAACTATTTCCATACAATACTTATCTAGATTTTCCTCGTCCATGAGAGACCCTTATTGTTGTTTCATAGTTAACTATATAGTATTTTTTTGGCCTTGTCAAGGAAAAGTTAGGACTTAATTTGTATAAATAACATCGGGTGCGTGTATGTACGTGAAACAACGTAAGAGGCAAGTGTGAGAAAAATCACAAAAGGAATAGCAGGTGTCACATCAAGTATGTCCGTGGGGTTCGGGCCTGCCACGTATCAAGTAAAGTAAAAAGGCGCTTCCATTGGGGCGCCTTTTTTGTTTACTTTGGTCGACATTCTAATGAAAAAAATCTTGGCGATAATCCATTAAAGCCACTACCTAGATTTAAAGACCTACACATCGATCTTGCGTCTTTGCTACATTCGCTTTTATACAAAACAATTTCTGTGTTTTTCTCTATTACTTTGAACTTTTTTTCTTTAGAGTCTTCTTCTACTCTGTAAGACATTAACTAAACCCTTCGAATGCCAGAGGCCTTTTACCCTTCTTGAAACTAACAACTTCGCCAAAGTCTTCACGCTCTGCACCCATTCTTTCACCTACAGCGCCTCGATCCATAGTTGGGGTGTCATCCATTAAGTCTTGTGCATTCTCTTCTGCATCGAATAAACGCATCTTAGATCGGTCAATACCAACAACAAATCTTTTGAGATAGTTAGTATCACCCCATCGATTTTTAAGTTGTTTAACCATAAGTTGCCCAAGACTTTCTAACTCTTCTGTAGAAATTAAACCAATCATAAAGTCTGCTGTTGCAGGTAGACCAAAAGACTCTGACGTATCTTCCAGACCTAAGTCTGAACTACTATAGCCAGTTCTTGTTGTTTGCGTAGCTGACATAATAGGAATATTAAACTCTACCGCCAGACCACGAAGTTCTTCTGCTATTGCTTTAATCAAAGTGTATGAATTCACATTCGCACCATACTTCATACGTGAAGAAGTACAGATATTCAAATAGTCGATATACACAACGTCTGGTATAAAGTTTCTCTTTAGACGTAGTTCATTTAGTAAGTGACGAAAATGAGCAGATCCAGCACTTGCAGTTGGATATTCTTTGACGATAAGTTTACCTGTTGTCTTGTTCTTTACACGATTAATACGCTTAACATAGACATCTTTTGGTATCTCTTTAAGTTCATCAATAGTCAAATCAAGAAGGTTAGCGTCAATGCGTTCTGCAATGCGTTCCTCTGCCATCTCCATTGTTATATATAAAACATTCAAACCCTGCATCATATTCGCTGATGCACAATGGGTCATGAACAAAGTTTTACCTACACCAGTGCCTGCAAGAGCAACACTTAGAGATTTACGAGACAGACCACCTTTTGTAATCTTATTCAATAACTCAAGGTCAAAAGGTATCTTATCTTCTTTTGTATGATAGAACGTATAGCGTTCATCAAAGTTATCAAGAAAGTCGTGACCAATACTACTATCAAACGATACACCCAAAGCCGTTGACAAGAGTTCTGGTATTGAACCCTTGTCTAGCTCTTTGTGATTACCATCTAGTACTAGAATACTTTCACGTACTGCATTGTAGATAGCTTTATCTTGACAAAACTTTTCTGTCTTATCAACTAGCCAGTCACTATCTGGTGCATCTTCTTGTTTAAGATTGTCTATAACGAGGTTAACATCTTTGTATTGTTCCTCGTTTAGATTTTCTTTCTCATCAATAGAGATACGTAGAGCTTCCTTTGTAGGAAGCCCATTGTATGTATCAACGTATGATACAATTTCTTTGTAGACTATCTTGTATGACTGAGCATCAAAATAATCTTCTTTTAAAAATGGTATTACCTTTCTTGCATATTCTTCATTGTATGTTAGATTAGCAAGGATAACACTTTCAATCATTTTCTACCACTTCCTCAATAGTTTCGTCTACTTGTACGTCATCAGCCATAAGAGCCTTACCACCTACAGTATAGCGGGTTTTGATTGCTTCCGCAAGGTTTGTTTCTGTAAACATCATTTTCCAGAAGTCTCCGTTACTATTGACTTCTTTGGCTCGCATTAGCTTATCACTTAGCACTACTCCAGTTTCTGGGTCTACAGCTTCATACCAACCAACTTTAGGTTTGGTGATGTAACCAAGCTTTTCTGCAACATCTAGTAAACCAGACCACTTAGAGATACCACCATTGAATGTAACAGTAATTGGTATCTTAGACTTCTCACGTACATGGCGAGACTTCTCAATGTTAATCACAAAGTGGTAACCTTCAATCTCTGTGCCAACCTTCTCTTGTTGACGACCAATAATCCATATTGCATCGGCAGAGTAGTATGCACCAGTACCACCAGATACGATATCTTTCGGGAACAAACCAATCTCTTTGTAAGTATGATTGACTGCTACTAGTGGGATATCTTTTAGATTCAAGTGTGGTGTAATCATTCTAAACAATGACTTCATTTGCTTTGCACGTGACATATCAGCAACGGACTTACCATCCATCGCATCATCAACTTCTTTCTTCGAAGCCAAGTTACCAATCGAGTCAATTAGAATAACAACTCTATCATTCTTATCGATACCATCTAATTGCTTCATGATATCAAACTTGAGTTCTTCTACGTTAACGATTGGCGTATGCACAACACGTGCCATATCAATACCAAAAGATTCGAAGTATGATTGAGGTGTACCAAACTCACTATCGTAGAATAGGATTACTGCATCATCATACTTCTTTTGATAAGCCGCAGCCATCATCAATGCAAATGCAGATTTAAAGTGTTTAGACGGACCAGCAAGCATAAGCAAGCCAGGCGTCAAGCCACCATCAACACGACCAGATAGAGCAACGTTAACCATAGGTACAGGTGTAGTTGCCATGTCTTTCTTACCATAGACTTTTGAGTCCATGATAGGTGCCGTCATCTTACTGGTGGAGTTTTTCATTAGTTTTTCAATTAGCGACATTATATACTCCTCTATAAAGTCATTGTTACTACTATATCACTTACCTTGGTAAATGTCAAGTAATTTCGACTCAAACATTTCAATTTTTGCGGTACGATCAGGCCAGAGAATATATTCTTTCTCTGGGTTTGCTTTTAAGTTTGTGAGTAGCGGAATGACCGCATTATACAAAGCATCTAATCGCTCTTGTGTTGTCTCTGCTGTAGTAGAGACTTGTGTAATTGTTGACTTAGCTTCTTGTACGGCTGATAGTTCGTGTTCGTCTACAGCAGTAAAGCCAAAGTCAAAAAATTCATCTGTCATGAGAAAAATCCTTCTAATGTGTTTATCTTTTCAATTTGCCAACCCATTGCATCTGTTACTAGCTTGAGAGGTTCTTTGAACGCTTTATCAAACTGCAAATCATAATCAATGTATTGCTGCATATTAAATTCTTTTGGGAGAAACTGCGGAAACGCAATCACATTCTCCATGAGAGGGTTGGGCTTTTTGAGATAACAAAACTTGACCTTTGTGCCATTCTTAATAGCTTCCATTGAGCGGTCTAGGCCTACCTCTTTCATCTTCTTATTGAATAGCAATGAGCCACGAACATGAATGGGTGTGCCTTTCTTGTATATAGTATTTAGATCATTCCACTTGTCAATTTCACTCACACCACGAGGAAAACTTACATCTTCTGCTGGTAGTGAAGTAAAATCATTGTAGAAGTTTTGTACGAACTGTTGCAACTCTTCTTCGGTGCCACGTAGAACAATTGAGTATGCTTCTTTAAACTTGTTACGTACTACCATAGGCGTAGAAGACTTGACTGCCTCTAGACCCATCATCTTCACCTTAGGCTCTGCGTATTGCACACCTTCGTTATTGTGAACGTTTAGAATGTAACGCTTCTTAGCAACCCATACACCACGATCTGCAATCACCTCACGTGCCATGACCATGCGGTTCTCAAAGGCATTCATACGTTGAAAGAGGTCTGCATAACCATCTGCTAGAATAGGTTCAAACTTCTCACTACAAGCTTTATCAAGAAACTTGACTGGATCAGGTGGATTGACTTTGTTCACAAGCGGACCCATATCAACGTAGATAGAGTCGGTGTCGATTGCTATGACGTAATCATCATCAGTCTTAAGTATCTTGTTCATAGCATTGTTGATAGTCTTCTCTGCCCACTTGATAGATAGCTGACCAGATAGCGTGATACCCTCTGCGATATCCATCTCAAAGTAGCGAAAGTATTGATTGCCCAATGCGCCATAAAGAGAGTTGAGCAAAATCTTAATAGCCATCTGAGTGTTACCAAGACGATTGATTTCACGCTTCAAGTCAGGAGAAGGAGTCTTCTCGTTCTCTTGCTCTATCTCTAGCATCTTATCTTTTGTCACCCTACGTTCATCATAAAGACCAATGATGATAGTTGGCATAACACCTTGCTTGTCTTTACGATAGCACGAACCATTCGCTGCAACACTTACGTTACGTTCACGGTTTGCAGGATGTAAAGGATCATTGGGCGTCATGTAGAAGTCTACGCCGCCAGGTAGTTTGTCACTAGGGTTTCGCAATAGCGTTTCTGGTGACATATTGTATTGCACAATCAAGTTCGGATAAAGAGAGTTCAAGTCAAACGAACACAACCACTTCGTCATACCAGTACGAGGCTCTTTCACATAGCCACCTGGATACGGGTCTTTCTCTTTACGAATGTTCGGTGGTACTGCAATGTTACGAATATTAAGATATCGATAGATGATAGAATCCCAAATCGCAGTCGTGCCAAATACATCTGGATAGTTCACACCACCTTTGTACGCAATAACAAGAGCCAACTCCATAAGACCCATTTGCTTATCGATACGATCAACCAGTTCTACATCTCGGATGTTATAGTCAATAAACTTTTGATAATCATTCTTATATAACGTATGCAAAGAACCATGCTCTTCATATGATAGCTTACGCTCACCAAGAACAGCATGGGCAATATGATCTAACGAGTAACTTTCTTGTGGACCTAGAGAGAAGCCAAACTTCTGTACTAGGTCATAGTAATCCATCTGAGCAACACCATAGATTTCATATGCATCCATGCTCTTACCCTTGATACCAATCTGACGATACTTATATATGCCCCAAGGTGACAACGCTTTGGCTGTCTTGTCGCCGCACACTTTCACAATACGATTGATAAGATATGGAATATCGAATAGACGAATGTTCCAACCAGTGATAATGTCTGGGCAATTGTTCTCCCAGAACACAACAAACTTTTGAAGCAACTCTGCCTCATGCTCACACTTACGATATTGAATTAAGCAGTCTGTGTCTAGCTCTGTCTTACTAGAGTCGTAGTCACCCATACCCCAGACATGATACACGCCCACAGTGTTGTCTCTATAAGCAATAGAAATGATTGGATGATCTGCTTGATCTGGATGTGGAAAGCCACTATCAGATGCAACTTCGATATCAAAGTTACCCACACGAATAGACGATAGCTTGTAGTCGATATCTTCTGGATATGCTTTAGCAAGAAACTGTGCTACAAAGTTGTTGTTACCATATACTTTGAAGTTACCGATATCTTCATATCGTTTATTAAACTCTTGGGCCTCACTCATATCATTGAGTTCAAATGGCTCAACAGGTGTGCCGTCTAATGCTTTCCAGTCTGTCTGGTGCGTCTTAGATGGTAGAAAGAAGGTGGGTTTGAATGGCACTCGCTTGTGTAAGCGGTTGCCCTTGGCATCGTAACCTCGAAAGAGAATCTTGTTGCCATAGCGGTGTGCAGATGTGTAAAAACTCATGTCGCCTCATAATATATCGTATTGTTCACATTGTATCAAATAAAGAAACGGTTGTCAAGTATAAACTTAACCACCGACGTAATTAGTTCTAGGCCTATACCAGTTCTTTTGATGATGCAATTTGGCCTTGAGTTCTACGATTTCTTTTTTCTTGGTATCATCCTTGATAGATGTTTGAAGAAGATGCAGAGCATTCTCAATATGCTCCACATCTTTTACACCAAGGGTAAACTTAGTGTTTGGCTTCATTTTTAATCTTTCTTAGATACAAAAGAGTACATCTCTTTTGCCTTAGTCATCAAGTCATCCATGGAGTACATTTGGTAAGACTCTTGCATATCTTCAATGCTCTTCTTACCTTGTTCGATCATGTTTTCAGTAAACTGGATGTTCATATGGTACTGTTGATCCATATAATCTTTTGCTAGTTTGAGCATGTCTGCTCTAATTTCAAATGGGTTCTTATTAGTCATTTGGTTCTCCTGTGTTGTGTGTTTGTGTTACGCTAGAGCGTAAAAGTGTAAATCATACGCTCTAGCGTATATCCGATTATTCAGTAAGAAGTTCTGGTTCTAGTTGACCACCGATTGTAATTTTCTTCGGCTTTCTATCTTCCGGAATAACGTTCTCTAGTTTAATGGTAAGCATACCACTATGTAGAGATGCTCCAGCAACCCTAATCGTGTCAGCTAGAGTGAATTTACGCTCAAAGCTTCTAGCAGCGATACCTTTATGAAGATAGTTTGTACTATCATCGGTTGCGCCAATGTCTGCTTTGATGGTTAAAATGCTATCGTGTAGTTCTACATCAAAATCATCTTCATCAAAACCAGCAACAGCTAACTCAATGATATAAGTATCATCGCCTGTTTGGATTAGATTGTATGGGGGGTAGTTTGATGCTGAACTGTTGACCCTATTCATTGTATGCATTCTATCGAACATTTTGTCGAAACCAACAAAGAATGGATCGTTTAAGATATCAGTTGTAAACCTATTACGTGTATGACTATTCATTTCTTTTCTCCTTTTAATAAGCAAGAATTGTCGTTTTATTATGTAAGCCCTATAAGGCGCTTACGGTTTATTTATACGCCAGTACTACCAAGTCCGCCAGTACGTGACGTTTTATTTTCAGGTTCTCTGTCGCTAACCTCGAAAATATATTGTTGAAGTGGGACGACTTCGGCTTGTGCGATTCTATCGCCGTCTCTAACTTCAAATACTTGATCTGAAGTGTTTTGAAGCATCACATATGTTTGTTGAACATAGTCAGCATCCACAACGCCTTCACAATTTGCAATGATTACGCCCTTCTTCAACGCAAGTCCAGAGCGAGGATGAATACGAAGTGAAGTATCTCTATCCAAATCAAACACTAAGCCAGTTGGTATCAGAACACGTTCACCGTGATATAGTGAGAACTTCTTGTCTTCATCAACAGGGCGTGTAACTGAACCATTCAAACGACCATAAACTTTAATAAGGTCAAGAGGCCTCAGACTTGCTTTCAAATCAAAGCAAGCAGACCATTCAGTAGCGTATTCTGGGAGGTGCGCTTCGTCCCAAAGCTTCCAAATAAGAAGTTCTGGTCTCCAGTCTAAAGTAGTTACAGTATCACCCAAATCAAATTCTAGTTGTTCATCATCATTCATTATAAAATATCCTATATTACTTTTTCTTTCCGATGCTATACTTAGCAACTAATGTCCATTGATCTTTCTCTTTGTACGGTAGTACTTTGATTTGAGATAATGGTGCGATAGGTTCTTCTGTGCTAGATGGGTTAGTCGCTTTAATTAGCCCCCATTCTTCTAGCAAATTAATAATGGTATTTCGTCTTGCTTTATCTTCGTCTGCAAAATTGCTAACTTTACCGTCTAACATGAACAGCTCTTTAAAATGAACTATGTAGTACTTACCTTGTTTGTGAAGAATGTGACAAGATTGAAATAACTTTTTGTCTTTTCGTGAAGCGATACCGATACGTGTCAAAGTTTCTTTTACTTTAAGAAAACTTTCATCGCTAGGTAGATCAACTTCAACCAAGCTTTCTATTAGACTCATTTTTTATTCCACCTGTTTCTTGTTGTTTTTCCATAATCTTTAATTGATCACTGGTCAACAGAGACAGATAGTCTCGGCCTACGTTTCGATTGCACCCATAATAAGCACAGACAATTTCTAAGTCTCTATCACCAGTATTCTTAACCCACTTTGCAAATCGCTTCTTAGGTCTAATACTATTTAGTAAAAACTCATATTGAGGTCGATTATCTAGCTGGTGATATGTATTCACTAGGTTCGCATGAAGAATAGTGTCAGGAAAGTACGACAATGCATTGCTAGTAATCCAAGGATTATAGCCTCTCTCAGCAAGAGTATCATTCTCACTGTCACGCATTAAGTTCTTCTTGTTCTGGTTAATAGAATTTATGTAGTCAAATGGATTACTCATCATCAAAGTCCAAATTAGATTTACTCATTTCTTTTTCACACCGAGGGCATAAGAATGCTTTTCCTATGCCATCTTTGTATTGATATTCTATCACAGCCGCATCTTGAAGTACAGCTTCTTCACATATAAGACACGTGGCCTTTTTATTGTGTCGATGAATTAGTTGGTTCATCCACCCCATATAACTTACTCCATTTCTTTAACTTTTCAGATTTGATCTGCGCTCGACCATATATCTCTTCTTCTGTCATAAGACCATTATCAATTATAAGATCAATCATACAGTACACATCACCAACTTCTTCTAAAAGCTTTTGCCGGTTTGCTACTGGAATGTCTTCAATCTTTTTAGCCTTACGTAGAACCTTACTACATTCTTGGATAAGTTCGCCACATTCTTCCATTGTGATTACCATAAGTTCTTGAAGCTTATTCATCACGTATAACTTTTCATCATTTGTTTACGACCGTCTTCTTCGATAGTACTATCAAACATATGCACTGCTCTAGTCAACAAGACGGATGCTAACATCATAATTTCTTCTCTTGAATCGCACATCATGATTTGCCGTTCAATAGGAGCAGATAATACTCTCATTCTTTTTTCTACTTCACTATCAGTCATTTCCAATCCACTTCTGCCATAATTGTAGCCAAAGCCGCTACACGATTAATCTCTGAGTTAGCAACAAATGCTTCTTTGTATTGATACTCTGCTAATATAATAATAGAATCTGCAACACTTTGTGTACTTTTAATTTTGCCTGGTAGCATATCATATAGATTACGATACAACATAGAACTATCAATGTCGCTATTCTCGGCTACCCACTTACGAACACCTGTGAAGTTCTTACCCTTCATCAAGTCAATTAGGCCATCTAAGTTACCAGTTGAATGGTTGCTTAAGATACCAGAATCAATACGACCAGTACTAGAATAGCGCTGTAGCTCATTAAGAGTTCTGCGCCAATCTGGGAAGTGAGTCTTGACCAACTCAACAACAGCTTTGTTATCAAATTCAATGTTTTGCTCCTTAAGAATGTTTTTCACACGACCAAAGAATTGAGCAGCAATATCTGCTTTCTCATCATTGCCAATGGCAAACTCAACAACACTACAACGTGAGTGAAGAGGATCGATGATACGATTCTTAAAGTTACATGTGAGAATGAACCCACAATTCTTACTAAACTCTTCCATAAAGTTTCGTAGAGCGGGTTGAGTAGAGTTTGGGTTTAAGTAATCTGCTTCGTCTAGTATTACATATTTACGACTACCAGTAAAAGAAACAGTAGATGCAAAGTTAGCAATGTCTACACGTAAAGTGTCGATGTTACCATTCATAGACCCATTGATTACAATGTAGTCTGCGTTGATTTCTTCAAGCATTGCTTTAGCAACAGTAGTCTTACCGATACCGGCACGACCTGTCAAAAGTAGATTAGGTATATTGTCTTGATCTACAAACTTTTGAAAAACAGCTTTAAGTTTTTCTGGTAGTATCGTATCTTCAATAGTATTTGGTCGATAACGTTCTACCCATAGAAAGTCTTCTTGCATTCAATCACCTCATCATAATAAAATTGTATAGTAGCAAAAAGGGGGCTGATTGTCAACCCCCTTTTCTAATTTAAGCGTCTGCAGGAGCTTCTTCGTTTGCTGCCTCAGGTTCCCCTTGAGGCTCATTTGCTTTTTGTTGCTCTTGTGCATACTCAACAAATGTTGCAAATGCAGTTCGAACAGCGCCCACTGCGGCCATTTCTTCGCCTTTAATAGCGCCACGTTCTCCCGCCAAATCAATGATTTGTACTGCTGCGGCAAGCTGTTGTAGCGAAATGCCAGGTTGTTCGTTTGTCTCTTCTGTCATAATAACTCCTTAATTAACGAGATTCGATTGCAATCCAATATTGCACTTTTTCAGACTTGAAATGAGCCATACCTTTTGAGGAAAGTGCAACCTCATAGTCGGTGGCCATTAGTTTAAGATTATCGACTTTGATAATCATCTTGAAGTCTTCTTTACCCAAGCCCTCGGCAAGAAGAATATCAAACGTATTAGCACTAGGGTTCTTACTATTAACCGCAGATAGATAAACGTCACCATCACGGCTTTCGAATGCTACCTCTGGCAATTGAAGAATACCAGTCGCTTTAATTACGTCATCAATATCGGCCCATGAAATAGATAGGTTTACTTCTGGGTCTGGAATAGAAATGTCTTTATCTGGTGGTGTGATGATAAGATTATCGGAAGCATATGTATACTTCACTGTTCTTTGACCTTTACCAGCCCCACCTTGAATAGTGAACCTGTCATCACCAAATTTAACATCTGGTCCATCAAACAATTGTAACGTAGCTAAGAACGATGATACATCATAGATAGCTGCCGAATTGTCAAATGCTTCTGGAACAGTCGCCGCCGCCATAATAGTCTTTTGTGGAGAAATAGTACGTACTATTTGCCCTGGCTTAAATGCGATACTAGGATTGATTGTAGAGAAGTTTTTCAATACACTCAAAGTCTCATTACTAAAATTCATTACGAATACCTTCTGTAGTTTCAATGTTATATTTATACACTAATTTAAAGATTTTGTCAAGCTTTTTTTGCAAAATCTTCTGCTCTGTCTAATTGCTCTTTCATCCACGTAGCACATTGCTTTGCAGAGAGTGCTTCGTCTCCAATCGCTGGCATTCTATCATCTGTACCAATACCACGCATCACTGATGCAGATAGCATCATAGCCGAAGCCATAATCATACAGACTTGATGTAAACCAGAACCACCTTGACCATCATCATATTCATGACCACGTTCAAAATCATCGATGTGTCGTTTAAGACTATCAATCATTTGTTGCCAAGGTAGACCCTTCTCCCAGTTACGATGGTCATACTTCAACGCACCATACTCTAAAGAAGTAGCACCAGCTGCTACAGCTTCTAAAGGAACTTGGCGTAGATATGGCACATTCATTGCTTCACGCATTGCACCATGTTCGCTTTTATCCCAGTCTTTCTTAATATTCACTGCTCACCTCTCTACTTGTTCTAAATCATTTTCTGCACGATGAATAGCTTGAAGTCTAAGAACATCTGCAGCAACATCATGTGTACTGTCATGCCCAATAAACGTATTCTCCCAATACTCTACGTCTGCAATAGGTATAAACCCATTCTTTGTAGAGAAATCAAACTTGGCATCAATCCAAGTTCTAATGTCACGAATACGCCACCATCTCAAATACTCATTCATAAGAAGATGTTTGTCTAGCTTATTCATTACTCTTTCGAGTAACACCGGATCAAATGTATTACCACGTGACCACCAATATTCTACCTTACCAACTTCTCTTAGATATTTGAATATATTAACAGAAAACTCTTCAATTGTCAAGTCATTTTCGGAAGGTTTCAAATTTGCTTTTGCTTCACTTGATTGCTGTTGCCACCAAGCTAGATCATCTTTACTAAAAGAACATCCGTTATTAACTTGGTCTTTAACATCAAACTTATCTGTCTTGACTAGTGAAGTTAGTTCTAAGAATGAGTAGGGATCGGAGCTGAACCGATCCCAATCAAACACAACATAAGCAGCATCTACTATTGGGCACTTCATAGCGTTCTGCCCAATAGTTTCAAAGTCTATGATGAAATCTTGCTTCATGCTACCTCTGCTACTTTTTGGTTTTCTATCCACATCTGCTTATAGTCGTTTGCGTTAATGTCTTGCATACGACGATTGTGTTCTGCACTGATTACTACAAGATTATCATATGTGCTTGTACCACCTTTTGAGTGTGCAATGATGTGGCCACCTTGTGCATCCTTCATAGTAAGTGGTTTGCCATCAACCCAATCTACATACCCTTGTTCTGCTAGCTTCAACTCAACCATCTCACGTGAAAACTTGCGTGTTTTATCAAGAATTAACACAGTAGCATTATCTAGATCAAACTCTTCTAAGAACCACTTGATAGAGTTATCGATTTTCCACTGTACTGTATAATCGCCAAGATAGCCATGGAACGCTTCGTAGATAGTACGATTGTTCTCTACCAGTTCTGTGCGCTTTGGTTGTTGTGGATTAAATGCGTTATATGCTTTTTCAAACTCTGACCAGAATTCGCTAAAGTCTTCTACTTTGAAATCACCATTCTTTTCTTTGAAGTAGAAGTAAATACGTGATAGTATCACAAGATGCTTATTCAACAAACCACGACCAACCAAATTACTTCGCTGTACAGATACCTTTAGAACAAAGTCTAGTAGTGTCTTTAGCTTTTTGTCGAGTGATGCAACTTCTTTCTTAGTGAATGAATACTTGTACATTTCTAACAACTGATCAAACGATGCAGTCGCAGGCTTCTCGCCACACCAAATCATATATGTTAGACGTGCCACAAGTTCATCAATCTTCAAACGATCATTCGTGAATGCAACATTCCGATAAATCTCATTACCTGATGCAGAGTAATACATGTTAAACAAAGCATGACAGTCGTTATCAATACCAGACACAGACCGAGAAGTCTCACGAATTAAGTTTGCAATAGGAATATCACCAAAAGAGTTTAAGAACTCTTGCGGATTCACTGGAGTAGTGGTGTTTGTCTTCTGAAAGATATCAGCTTTATCTGCCACACTCAATTCACCATGGTTACCATATACAATGAAACGCAAACGATAGTTCATAAAAAATTTTCGCTGCTCGTCTGTCAAGTCACGACAATACTTCTCACCAAACTCTGATGAACGAAATGTAGGGAAGTCGTTACGCAAGAAACCTAGAATAGCCCGCATACGGTGGCCACCATCGGCACACTCTGCTTGATATCGCCCATCTGTGATCTTCACAACCTTTACCTCACCAACGTCACCGTTAGAGAGAATACTTGCAATAATGTCTTGTGATTTTGACGCTTTGTTTTCACCAATATCTTTGCGTACTGTGGTTGGTCGTTGCCCAACTGGATTTACGTCGATTGTCGATTGTTCGAGAAAAAATTCTGAGATTGTCTTTACTTCAAGGTCCCAAGTTAGTCGTACATTTGTGTTTGTCATAGCATATTACTCCTGTTTCGCTATTAAGATACACTCTCACCCTCATGGCTCTGGCGCATCTTGACTTGTAATATAACGTAGTTTGGTTCGAATGTCAAGGGCTTTTTTAGGCTAGTTTCATTTTTTTCACAATCTGTTGAAACTGACGTATCATCTTAGCTTCAATACCTTGAATGCGAGAAGCTGATAGATTGTGTTCTTTAGCGAGTTCTGACAAACTCACATTATATGCAACACGGTCAATGAAGATTTGTAGGTTACGCTCAAACTGTTCACGATAGTCACGGTTTGTTTTGCTCTTCATCACTTCGAAGACTTTTTGCATATCTAGCTTAGTATCAACGCTTTTCATAAGAAACCTCTCTTCGTTACAACTTTAATATAGTCGATTCGAAGAGAGGTTGCAAGGGTTATTTTGGCTTATCACCAAATTATTTTATGGCAATCGCACCTACGAACAAATGGTTCTGCCAGAAAGGTTGCACTGTTCTAAAGCCAGCACTATAAATCATATCTTGTAATTCGTCCCAAGTGTTTGGTTTAAGCATGTTACGAAGAGTGACCTCTTTGGTCATGATATCCGATTCGCTAAAAGACTTACGCTTATAGTCATAGAACATAAACGTCATCATGTCTTGAGTACGTGCATCTGTTGCTACAGTCTTCTCACCAAAGATGAATGCGCCGCCTTCGTTAAGGCCTTCATAGATACGGTCAATCACTTCGGCACGTGCATTGCGAGGCATGAATTGTAACGTAAAGATAGAGGTAACTAGACTTGCATTGTGAATTTCAACTTCACGAATATCGTCTTTAAGATATGAAACGATTGTATCTGGATACTTACCTTCAACTTCAACTACTCTATCGTTCATAGCTTCTTCAAAACCATCTGCAATCTCTACGCCAATGTAATGACATTTAGGGGCAAATGAATAGTTCTGATCTGCCATAGCAAGAATTGTTTTACCAGTGCTAGAACCAATGTCATACACACTACTCTCATTATCTACGAAGTAACGTGACATAGCCACTATATCATCGTGTAGGTTACCATACCCACGAATACTCATTTCGATATGGTTGTCAAAGCCTTCTTCTCTGTGTGCAAATGTAAAGTCGTTCATCTTGTAGCCTCATTATATGGTTTCAATACTTTTTCATAAATCGAATCGGCAACTGCTGCCATCATCTTAGGTGCAACCATGCGACCAATGCGCTCGGCTTGCTTATCAAAGCTACCAGTCAACTGGTAGTCTTCTGGTAGTGACATAATACGTTTTAGTTCTGGTATAGTAAACTTTCTATTCATCGCTGGATGAAATACACCAGACACGCTCTTTTGATTGCCCCTTTGAGTAATCGTAGGACAAGGTAGATGTGGTGCTGGTCTAATCATATTGAAGAGTGATCGTTTAGGGTTGATGTGAATAAACTCCTTATCACTTGGCTTCATATGACGTGGTGGGTTGAAAGGTAACATCTCAATCCACTTCTTTTGAAAGCCGTTCTGTACATACTCAAATAGTTCTTTCTCTTGTTCTGGATCATTAACGACACCATCAATACCATCGATTAGTGACACATGTTCTTGATACGTTTTATCTGGAAACACGCCGTTTAGATTAAGAAGATTAAGACCTATTGTATCACAAACATCATCACGAATACAGATAAAAATGGTACGTTCACGTGCTTGTGGTGTACCAAAGTCTGCGGCACTCAACACTTTATACGTTACTTGATACCCAATAGCTTCAAAGCTGTTGATAAACTCAAACAACTTCTCTCTAGCTTCACCAAATGTAATACCCTTTACATTTTCTGCTACAATCACTTTAGGCTTGATATCTTTAGCAACTCGAATGAATTCGAAAAACAAGTCTTCAATAGCCTCAACAGTTTTACCGTCAGAGTAAGTCTTGATGCCCTCTTTTGTCTTAAGTTCACCTTCGTGTACAATATTACCATCATCATCAAAGTAAGTTCTACGTGTATCTTCTTGATATCCAGCCCAACCCTTTTCTCTCTTACCTGCAACAGAAAATGCAGAACATGGAGGTGAACCATCTAGAATATCTAGATCACCTGCATTAACTTTAGCAATGTTGAGAAAATGTTGACCAGAGTACTTTTTAATATCATCAACAAGAACTGGTGTATCTGGATAGTTTTGCTTATACGAAGCGATAGCCTCTTCAACAAATTCGTTGACTAATACGATATCACCGCCTGCCAAACGGTATCCAGTACTACTACCACCGCCGCCTGCAAAGCAACTAATTACACTAAACTTCTTTTCTGCAGAAGCTCTCTTCACGTCCTCTACTGTATATGGAATATACTTCATCTTCACCTCAAAATAATGTTGGACCTACGTCTTGCCAATCTCTAACGAGATCCATGATTCTTTCTCTATTATACAGATTAATATCACGGTTGTCAAGTAATGATTCAAATATTTCTGGTACACCTGCGGCAAGTTGTAAACTCTCATGCTTGCGTACTTTGATTTGTTTGAACTCAGGAAAAGCTTCTACTACAACATGCTTTTGATAGGGCTTGTTCATTTCAAACCAATCGTACTGATACATGTAGTCTTTGACACGCTTATCCATGTACGGAGCAATGAAACGCTTATCGTACTCTTCTGATAACATGTATTGTTGATTGATACCTACAACATTCTCTGCATCAAAGTAGGCATCACGAAACTCATCAAATTTTTCTTTGGGTTCTTTAAAGTGTAACGCACAACGCTTAGATAAACCATAGTAACCATCAGCACTCCAACCAGACAATACAACAGATTCTTGAATGCGTGGATACACATAAAGAAACGGAAATGTACACTCTACTTGTGTCTTCTTCTTACATTTATACTTGTTAATGAGTGTCATAAAGTCTTCTGATACAAAGTCAACAGGTACGTTTATTGGTTTGATATCCCAACCAAAGTGTTCAGCTACATCTATTGCATGTTTCGCATCTTTGCTAATTGCACCATCAACATACATTGTATATGCAGTTATTTTTTTACCAAGACGGTGGGCACAGAAAGCAACAGATTGGCTATCAACACCACCAGAAAGTGTTACAGCAACTTCATCTTCTGGAATTTGCTCTTCAACTATCTCTGTTAATATTTTGTCTATCATACATTCTCTTTCTCAATTCACTTGATGAAAAGTCATGGTTACGTTTATTAAAATAAAGCTTGATACCCAATCTGTCACACAATTCACGACCAGTAAAATCTTGGTCTTTATATTCTTCACCTAAAATTCTAATGTCTATTGTATACGATTTTAGTATCTCTGTCAAGTCTTTTTCGTAGCTATATGGAATAATCTCGTCAACATACTTAACGGCCGAGAGTTGAATGTAACGCTCGACCACACTTTGTATTGGAGAGTTCTTATCTAATCTATCGATAGATGGGTCAATGTTTAAACCACAAATCAAATAATCGCAATGTTCTTTTGCTTCTTTTAACATAGTGATGTGGCCTGCATGAAGTAAATCGAAGGCTGACGCAGTAAACCCTACTACTCTATTTCCTTTAGAATATCCCATGTATCTGTCCAACCCTTCACTGTATAACTATCTGGTATAATACTGGCTAGTGAGTGATCATTCCCACCCGGAGTAGTCTTATCACCAAAGAATATAATATTATCTTTTGGTGTAAAGTCTTGTATTATTTGTTCCTTGCCATTACCCATAAGAGTAATATCTATACCAGTATCACCTGCAACATTACATTCATAGCCCAAACGATTAAACTTTTCGTTAAACGTTCTGCTAAATTCTACTCTCTCATTATTTTCTCTATCATACTTTATATAGGAATTTCTGTCAGACTTATTAGATTGTCTACCCAACACTGTAAAGTTAATTAGTCCAGGTCTAATCTCAACATGAGGTGATGTTCTAATATCAAAATCACTAGTCGCTAAACATGCATCAAAAAACTCTTGCATTTCATCCGATACTTCTATAACGTTTGATTTTAAATTTTGATCTTTTATCCAAACATCATTACCAGAACATTGATACACCCTTTTACATTGATAGTAGATATACTCTCCCAATTGTTGAATTGTTTTAGGTCTATCGCTACCGGTTACAATGTAAACTTCTTGTCTATCACAAAATCGAGAGAACCAAGCACCGAAGTGTTTGTTGATACGACCACGATTTGGGGTCAATGTGCCGTCTACGTCAAATATAAACTTTCTATCATTCATCAAGCAATCTCAATTTTTCTATGGAGTCCTTTACTAAAAGCTTCTCTTTCTTAAGTGGAGTAATGTATTTGTCCGGCGCTCTTTCTGCTTCAAGTGCTTCTATTCGTGAATGCAAATCTTTGTGTTTACTTTCCAGTGCTGCCAGTCTACCAAATTCCATGTTGATCCCCCTATATGACCATTCTGCTAAAGTTTTTGACCTTTTCAAATTTAATAACGTTATCGAATTTGTCATATAGTTGATCACCCTTATGACTTATTATGAAGACATTTGAATCGGCGGTAATTTCGTTAATAATTTTTAGAAACTCTTCAGTACCAGCATTATCAAGACTGCTATCCATAATCTCATCCATAACTAAAAGGTTAGTTGAAGTTGAGTTACGTAGCTTTGACACGGCTCTCCACGTAAATAGTAATGCTAAGTCAATACGAAGTTTCTCACCCTCAGAGAAAGACGCATAAGAAAACACATCACGGAATCGGCTCTTAATCGTTTCATTAAAGTTTTCATCTAGTTCAAATTGTACAAAGAAGTCCATTGACGCTAGATACTTGTTGATAAGTTTGTTCATAACAGGTACGTATTGTTTGATGATACGTGTCTTGATACCACCATCTTTTAACATAGATGATACCACAGACATCACTTCTTTATCCTCAAACAACTGACTTTGCTTTGTATGATACGTAGTTAAATCTGTCTTTAAGTCTTGTATTACACTGTTATCAATAGCTTCTACTTGCTCTTCGGCCTCTGTTAACTCTTTTTTAATTGACTTGCATACGTTCATAGCCATCTTATAGTTAGCGTTATGCTCTGACATCTTAAGGTTCTTCGAAGCCATCTCAGTCTCTACATCATCAATCTCACTAAGTCGCTTGTTTACGCTTCCAAGTCTATTGTCGAGTTCTGTCTGGGCTTTTTCGATTTCTTCAATCTTTCCTGTGGACTCTTCGATTGTTTCTTGTTTAAATTCGTGTTCGATCCCTTGCTTGCAGGTTGGACAGTTGTCGTGGTCTTCGTAGAAACTAATGTCTTTACGTAGCTTGGATAACTTTGTGGAAAGTTGACCATCGATTTTCTCCAGTTCTTGTAGCTTCTTTTTCATGCCTGACTTGTCACTAACACCCTCAGCCATTTGCTGTACTTCATTCATGATAGCTTCTACAGATGCTTGCTCTTCTTCAATGAGTGTAATCTGCTCACGTAACTTATCTTTTAGCTTTACAACTTCACCCTCACGCAATTCACGAATGCTTTCGTTGTGTACTTTTGCACTTTCAATCTTGTTATCTAAGAGGTCTATTTGATATTTAATCTCTGTGATTTCATCTTTATTTGAGTTTGTCTTTTCCTTTAACAACGTATTCATAGTTGTAAAGATTTGAATATCAAGAAGGTCTTCGATAACTGCTCTACGATGTTTAGCACTTAACTGCATAAACGGTACAAATGTACTAGAACCAAGTACAACTACTTGACCAAAAGACTTGAAGTTTAGCTTTAGAATGTTCTCTTCTAGGTATGCTTGATAGTCACGTGCTGCAGCGTCTTGGTTTATAAGTTCACCATCACACCATATCTCAAACACATTAGGTTTTACACCACGCTTGATGATATAATCTTTAGCACCAATCTTAAAGAATATCTCTACTTGTAAGTCTTTTTGATTGATAGAATTGATTAGCTGAGGTTTCTTAATTTGTCTAAACGCTCTGCCATACAACGCAAATGAAATAGCGTCAAGCATTGTCGATTTGCCTGCGCCATTCTCACCTACAATCAATGTAGACTTATTACTATCTAATGGTAGTTCTGTCCATGCGTTACCAGTAGACAAAATATTCTTAAATCTAACAAGTTTAAAATGGATCATATGCTCATGGCCTCACTATATAATTCTCTCAAAAAACGCTCTACCTTATTCTTGTCACCTTTGAACTCAAGGTTCTGAACGTATTGTGTCAAAATCGTCATCGTATCTTGTGCTTCATCTACTAGTTCATCTTCGTCGATCACATCAAGGTTTTGATGGTCTTCTACGACTTTAATGTCTGCGGCACTAGATTGTTGTAGTCTATCTAAAAACAAATCAAAGATATAAGGATTAGTCTTATTCTTTACTATAACCTTTATGAAGGTGTTTGTCAAGAGGGAAGTGTCAAGATTCGCCACATCTTCTATGGTCATATCAACATCATCGTACATAATCTTATGAAACATTTGATTCGGATTTTGTATTTTTGTTATCTCACGTGTTTCTGTATCAAACACACTAAAGCCACGCCAACCCTCAAAGTCAGACCAATTCATCTCATATTGAGCGCCTAAGTACGTAATGTTACCAAGTGAAGATGGGTGATGAAAGTGACCAGAGTACACTGAGTCAAACTTATTAAACATAGTCGAGTTCAAGCCATGATCACAAAGTTGACCCTTCATCATCTCATACCCAGTTATCTCAAAATGACCCATAAGGATTTGAGCCTTTGTTTCCTCAAACGCCTGAATAGAAGCATCGTAATTGTCTTGACATATCCAGGGCGATAGCATAATCTTACACCCATCCATATCTAACTCTACTGGCTTGTCCCAATATAGACTAATGTTATCGTATTTACTTTCACCATACAACTGACGTAGACTATTAATCTCGTTAGTATTCTTATAGTATACGTCATGATTACCAGCAATGATGTGAACATCTAAACCCAAGTCATTGCATGGTTTCATAAAGTTTTCTTCTAAGTTTTTTGCAGTGACAAAGTTAATGTACTTTCGTCTATCTGTCAAATCACCTAAATGAAATATGGTCTTAATATCATTCTCAATAAGATACGGAAAGAAGACTTCACGATGAAATTGAATAATATGCTCTGCAATAGCAGCATTATCATTTCGTGCGCCCCAATGTGTATCATTCAATATAGCAATCTTCATTTATGTTTCCTATGCATTTCATAAACTCTTAAGGCCTTTTGAGCCTGTTCGATTATCACTTCTAATGTTCTTGCGTAGTGTTGTCGCTGTTCTGGATGAATGTTTTGATTACTTACTTTGTCTATCATATCAGCTATAACTACAGGTAACCCAGTATTCATTTCTCATCGCTTTCCATAAACTTCTCTAGACCCTTTTTGGTCTTCTTTTGTTGCTTTTTCTTTGAATCCATTCTCTTTTCGTAAGTAGATACAAAGTCATTCATGTAATCATTATTTAAGTCAATGTATGCGGCATCACCTTTATCGTCTTGACCCTTCTCAATAGCAGTGCCTTGAATCACAGAGTTTTCGACAACTTTGTGTTTGATATACAATTGCTTTTTCTCTTTGTCGATACGTCTTAAGAACGCATACCAAATGATTTGCGTAAAGTATGCAAACGGATTGCTAGATTTTGTGGGGTCAAAGTTACCTAATGCTTGAATAGCATTTTCTAAACCGTCACTGATCATATCGTCTTTATATGAATAACCAGAGAAGTTTGGTTTAGTTGCAAGTTTGGTTGATATTTGATATATGCACTCACCTATGTAATTCGGTATAGGTGGAGTAGCATCTCCAGAATCTTCTGCCTCTTGACAACTCTTTTTGTAGTTCACGATTGCTTGCAAAAACTCTGGATTGTTGACGTAATTTCTCTTAGCTCTTTTTGCCATAATAACTCCTATACAATTAGTACCAATATATCATAAGAAAGAATGTTTGTCAAGGAATAAATTAAAAAGTAAATTAGCCCTTGACAGGTATCAGGAAAGGCTGTATAATGATATATAACATCTATGAAATATATTAATGCATTTTAGAGTTCTTAGACTCTACCATTGCTGTAAACATCTCTTCTAGTTCATCATGATCATCTTCTACATCATCAAATGGTGTTGCATGTGTCTTTGTCTGATCAATGAACTCTTCGTAATGATGGATGGCTTTCATGTTGGCATCATCTAAAAAGAGTATGTCTTCTTTAGATATGGATACACTGTTCTTCTCAGCTAGAAGTAACCAAGACTTAGCATAAAACCCATGATGTGGATCTACCTTAATTTCAATAGGATTGTGAACGATAACACGATTATCAAACTCTTCATCCATGATTGCTATTAGGTCTTCACCCGTTTTAAGTTTGATAGTGATACATCTTTGCATTTATTATCCCTTTAGATCAACGTTGTAGATGTTAAAATTAAATCCTTCTTCACTATAGATTTTTATTCTTTCTTTGAAATGTCTTACTGCGAAATTCTCTTTTGTCTTCCATGACAAGTCATCTACTATGTCGTAGAGAGTTGCTTTATCTTTTCCGTTACCTTTTCTAAGTACCCTACCAATCGATTGTAAATTGCGAATACGAGATTTAGAAGGACTAGCAAAGATAATATTATCAAGACGCTTAATGTTAACACCAGTAGAAAAGGTACCATAGCTAGCCAATATAATATTATCTGTAGTCGATTCGGCAATGCCTCGAACTGCTTCTCTATCTTCTGCTCCAACACCCCCATGAATGAAATGTATCGTTTTTCCATCTTTCTCGAGGAGTGGGTGTAATACTTTACCGTGTTTATCGACGAATTGAAAAAGTATGAGTGTATTGCCCTTAAGCGACCACGCAAGGTTTCTAATAAATTTATTACGTGCTTCATTACGAACAATCCAATCTATTTCCTCTTGATAGCTCTTATTTTTATTTAGTTGTCTTGTTTCGGGGGGATATGATAAGACTAGGGACTTGATATCAAACTCAGCTAGAGTTCCATCGTCTATAAGTTTCTTTGTTTCTGTTACTTGCTTTGTAGGTCCAAACAAACCTTCTAGAACAAGCTTATGCGTTTGACTATCATCTAGTGTACCAGTAAAGCCATATCGATACTTGATGTGAGGTGTCTTCTCTAGTACTTTTGTAAGAGACTTTGCTTTAAACAAGTGTGCTTCGTCACCGATGATAACATCAAACTTTTCATACCAATCTTTACGTAGTTTATAGATAGACTGCCAGGTTGTAACTGTATAATCTGCATTAACAGACTTATCTACACCTGCCATAATCTTATGAATGTCAAGAGGGCGACCTTTATTATATTCAACAAAATCTGATGCCATTTGAGACACTAGTGATGTTGTGGGTACTACGATGAGTACTTTGCGTCCTTGCTCTACATGCGACCGTGCGAGTAAATATATAATGAAGGATTTCCCGCTTGCGGTTGGAGACAGAAATAATGACCTATGATTATATAATGCATGAGCAACCGCATCGTTTTGATAATCTCTTGGTTCATACGCACTATCAAACTCCTTTGCTAAATCATGTCCTGCGTTTTCGTAATATACTTTTTCAGGATATAGTTGTTCGTCTATTGTAATTTCATAGTCACGATCTTTGCAAAACTTTACTAGATACGGAAGAAGTCCAGCATAGACAAGACCAGTCATTGTATTGAGTAATCTCAGCTTACCATCCCAGACCCGATTTTTATATGCTGGCATGAACTTGTAACCAGGCACGTAAAACTCAAAGTATCCACTCATCTCCATCTTAGTTGATGGCTCTGCATGTACTTTCACATATACGTTGTCAATCTTTTCTACGTAGACTTTTTCTGGCATCGGATAATTTCTTTCTCACTTCTTTAGTCATTTTAATAGGAGGAATTCCTTTTTTGGATTCCATATAACAAGCTCTGTTGCAAAACTTCTTTTGATTATATAGATAAGGCTTTATGCCTTGCATTGGAATATCTTTGCCACATTCTTTACATTGCTTTGCTTTGCTTTTACAATTTTCAAAATGCCATCTTAACATATTAGGTCCACCACCAGTCACGCCGCAGCGGTCGCAAGTTAGTGATTCCTTATTTCTAGCTATTGCCTCTTGTCTATTTAGTGTTGGATTTAATATCGTACATTGTTCATAATTATCTATAGTACGCTCTATAGCATCTAAGCCTAAAGCGTTTGCGATTGGATCATAAATAGTCATGCTGGAAACTCCTTCTTGTTTTCTAGAGTAGTTGGGGATTGCCGTCCCGTGAACTACACTTCTATTTATGATTTTCTGGTTTTACATAGCACCAGTTCTAAATCTCTCCCAATCAACAATAGTTTTAAGCTGAAACCCACGATTGCTAATCATTTTAATAATCGCTTCAAGATAGTTTACTTTTTCTTCTTGCATACCAATCTTTAGA